GAATTAAGGGTCCCATGCCCTAGGTCAAATTCTCTTTGAATGCTGGAAATTGTACGCCCTTCTTTGATTACCAATTCAACACATTGTTTTTTAAACATTTCATCATACTGTTTTTTCATCTGAAACACCTCTTATATAGAATAATTTATCTCTATACTGTGTTCCAGTTTTACTGTACCACCTCAGATGGCGATTCCATACACGATGAAACAGAATGCATCCAACAATACGTATATTCTCATTCCATAAAGAAAGTGGCAGGTGAGTAAATTGAACTTACAGGACAAAATTGAATTTGAAATGAAGATTCTAATGGGATTAATAGAACGATATAAGCAAAGTGAAGATCCAAGTGCATCCACCATTATTGTCGCTTATGAATATGGATTACAAGTTTTGATGACTGTGTATGAAGCAAGCAAACAAGAAGAGGTGAAGCCGTTTTGAAAAGATCGATACGAGAATGGCAGAGTATATTGAAGGTCGAGAAAAGAAAATTGGCAGATTACGAGTTCAAGTTAAAACAATTGAAAGAACATGAACTTCTCCTTCATGAATCAATCGAAGATACGAGGGTGAATATTCTGGATTATGAAGAAACATTGCAGTTATTAGAACGCATGGTCAGGGGATGATTCTATGTTTCAAGTAACAGAAGCAAAACGCGAAAAAATGAAAGCGGTAATTGGGTTTATTGGTTGTAGTGGATCAGGGAAAACAGGTAGTGCATTACTTTCGGCTTTTGGAATGATGCAAGAAGCGTATCCTGATTTATCAGAAGAAGAACTGTGGAAGAAGCTTGGGGTTATTGATACAGAACATGAACGTTCAAAACTTCATGTAGGTCTTGTGTATGGAGAAGTGAAAATAGGAAGTTTCCTTCATATCAATTTCACTCCACCGTATACAACGGAAAGATACAACGTAGCTGTAGGTGTGATGAAAAACGCCGGTGCGGAGGTGATCATCATTGATTCCCTTTCCCACAATTGGCAAGGAGAAGGCGGGATTGTAGAAACACATGGAAATATGTCGGGTAACTCGTTTCAAAACTGGGGCAAGCTTGCTTCCGAAACGACAAGCTTAATTAAAACTCTTACACAGAACGACGTTCATATTTTAGCGACACTTCGCACGAAGACAGAATATGTCGTGGAGTCGGATGCAAATGGGAAGATGGCACCGCGAAAAGTTGGGACAAAGCCTGTACAGAAAGATGAAATGGAATATGAATTCATGTTGAATTTTGTAATCGACATTGACCATGTAGCAGATACGTCTAAGGATAATACGCAGATGTTTGAGGGGCGTCCACAGAAAATTACAGCGGAGGTAGGTCGCAAATTATATCAGTGGCTGGAATTAGGGATTGATGTAAGAGCTGAGGAAGAATCAAGACGGACAAGCCTCATTCAACAAGTTAGGTATATTGCACATGAACATGCAGAGGCACAAATGAAGATACAAGAATTTGAACTGAAAGCGAATATGAAACTTGAAAACTTCACAATTAAGCTAGCTCAATTGGCTCTAGATAGATTAGAAGAATTGAAAGGAGAAAACTAATATGAAAATTTCAATATCATTTGGTCAAGGAGAAGAGGAAGCAAGGGAAGCATCAAAAGTTTTAAGTGCTTTAGTAGTAGAACTTGGTTTTACACGTAGAAAAGACTTAGAAAAAACAATCGGTGAAGTAATTGTAACTAAGGAGGAAAAATAAATGTTTACAGTAGACCATAACCAAGCCAAAGGATTTGACCCGATTAAACCAGGAGAATATGAAGTGATTGTTATCAATTATGACCAGACAACATCTCAAAATGGAAATTCGCGTATCATTGTGGACTATGAGATTCGCAGTGATGTAGACCAACCGTGCCAAGGACAGAAGATTCTATACGACAATTTCGTGGTAACGGAAAACTCCATGTGGAGATTACATGCGGCGTCGAAGGCAGCGGGGTTTCCAACTGGAATGGCATTTAAATCGTATAAAGAATGGGCGGATACATTTTTGAAAAAGACACTCAGACTGGTGGTAGGAGAAAGAGAATACAACGGTAAGAAGTATCCACAGGTGAACGGATTTAAGCCTTCAGAAGTTGGACCGATTCAAAGCATCCAGATTTCTGATTCGGACGTTCCTTTTTAAAAATGAACAGAAAGAAATGTGGAGAGAGAGCAGCTATCGTTCTCTCCCTAACATGTTACGTAATGGTTTGGAGGGGGTGAGAAAGTGTTACATACAATGCCAAGTTATACAGAACGGATTCAAGAAATACTGCCGCATGCGAAAATTATTCGGTTAATCGGTTATACAAACGGAAATAAAGAGTATCAAAAAGCAAAATGTGCAGTGGGGAAATGGCAAACAACAGAAGCGTTACAAGACGAGCAAGTTCAAGCATGGATACAAAAGGGTGGCTGGATTGGTGTTCGAATTCCGGAAGGAAGAATCGTGATTGATATTGATGATAAAACAGAAGGGGCTTTACTACGTGAACTTTTAGAAGACGAACGCATTCATCATCATTCCATTACAACGCCAAATGGTTGGCAGTTTATATTTCGTGGAGACACCGAATTAACGCGCCAACAAGGACAGTATCAAAAATATGTGAATCGACTGGGTCTCACACAGGATACACGAGCTGCAGAGAAAGGATATATTGTTTTTCCTACAGAGAATACAGAGGGACGTTATCTCGTCACACAAAGTCTAAATGGAGTTGACGAGCTCCCTGCTTTTCTCTACAAGGTTTGGAATGGTATGAAACACCCTTCACCAATGGCATACCCGTATGAGAAGAGCGGTTCACGTGATGGAGATTTCTATGACATGGCGAGAAGACTTTTAACTTGTGGTGTCAGTAAACCAGATGCGTTAGAAAGCTTGCAACTCGCGTATCAATATTTTGTACCGTACAAGAAAGACTTTTCGTTTCAAACCGTGCAGGAGAAAGTGGAATCGGCGTGTAGAACGGTTAATAAGGGAAAGAATACAGAAAAACCAACGATAGTTCAGACTGAGAATGAAAAAGAATATCTTTATCATTCTGTTGAAACAATTCCTTATCCATACCGGATAAAAAATCATGCATTATACAGAGTAGAAATGAAGGTGAAAGGTGAAACGGTAGAAGAAAAAGAAATCCTCGTGGCGAGGCATGTGCCAATCTTGAAAAGGGAACTCCATAATGTAGAACGTTCACAGGTGTATTATGAACTCACTTGGCAAGATAGAAGAAGATGTATAACGGAACTTGTACCTGCGGGAACGCTAGCTACCAAAAGAGAAATGATGCCACTGGCGGATAAAGGTTTTCCTGTAAATGATAATAATACAAAACAGCTCATTGATTATTTTGACAAAGTCCTTGCTTGGAATGCAATTCAAAGAGGGCATATGGTAGACCGTTTGGGTTATGTGAAAAGTGGTTTGGCGTATCCTCTGCTGGCAACGGATTACGAAATCCTTCCGAGTGATCAGGGAGAACAACAAATTTTTGAAGCGTTTCAGGTAGAGGGAACAGCTTCAGGATGGATTGATGAAGTATTGCATCGAGTGAAAGAACACCCTCGAGCTTTATTCTTTGTCCTATCGTCTTTTGCAAGTGTTCTCTTACATGATTTGAAAATAGATCCTTTCATTGTGGAATTAGCAGGTTCGACGTCTACAGGGAAAACGACAGCCTTAAAGGTGGCCGCTAGTGTATGGGGGACCAATCAACTCGTTCATGAGTTTAATGCAACAAAGGTCAGTATTGAACGAAAGTCAGCTTTTTTGAATAGTTTCCCTCTGTTACTAGACGATAGTCGGAAAGCAGATGAACGACTCCTTCAATCTTTCGTGTATACCTTTAGTGGGGGAAGGTCAAAGGGAAGAGGGTCTCTTGGAGGTTCTCAGCGTGAATATACATGGCGTAACACCATGTTAACAACAGGAGAAGTTTCTTTGAACGAATACGCTTCTAAAGCTGGTGGAGCGGCTGCACGAATTGTGAGTTTAAATGATAGTCCGTTTGAGAATGTGGACCATACATTCTTTACGGATTTGTATAAGGGCCTAGAAACACAGCATGGAGCCATCGGATTAGAATTCTTGAAACAATACCAAGCACGCAAGCAGGAACTGTTACCTTCATTTTATCAGTTTAAAGATTTCTACATGAAGAAATCGCAAGGGAATGAGGTGCTAACAAGGTTATCACTTTATTACGCAACCGTTCATTATGCAGGAAGGCTATTGAAAGAATTTTTCCAAGTGGATTTAAACTTGGAGCTGTTAGACCAACTGTTTGATGAAATAACCGAAGAAAACAAAGCAATTGATAAGCCAAAGGAGCTATTAACAGAGGTTCTATCTTATTTGGATAGTAACAGAGAAGGGATTTACTACGATTATGCTCCAAAAAATATTAAAGCAATTTATAAATTCCAAACGATTTGTCTTACACCTGCATTTTTAAAAGAATTTCTAGGTCCCGAAGAAAAGAGAACACGGAAAGAATGGATGAAAAGGGGATTTACTGTGCCTCAAATAGTTGATGAGAAAGAATTTGATTATAAAAAAGTGAGCCATAAGGGCAGAAAGATTAATGCTGTCATCATTAGTAGAGAAATCGTTCAAAAATTAGGGTTTGATTTCGAAGAAAAAAATTACGGATAAACACAACAGTACCAAGGAGTACCACGGAAAAAAACAGTTTTTTTTATTTTTGGAACTCCTATAAATATTGATATAACAGGGTTTATATAGTAATAGTACTAAAAGTACCAATAGTACTAAGAAAATAAATATATATACTAGATATTGTCTCTTTTTTAAAAAACAATAAATTGCATATATAGGTATATTTTCGAAAAACGTGGTACTTTTGGAACTTTGGTACTCAACCTCACGAAAACGTTGATATAACAGGGTTTTAAAGGGTTCCTATATAGGAAGATATGATGGAACCGCTTGGGACTTTTGGTACCGTAAAGAAATATGAAGGGAGGAACCACCGATGCAAGCCATTCATTACCGCTATTCAGAATCAGAACTAAAAATAATCCTATCCACACTAGAAATCATCGTAGACACGCGTGAACAAAAGAATCAGCATGTGTTGGACTATTTCCGTAAAAAGAAAGTACCGTTTAAAATTCGTGGTATGAAAACCTGTGATTATTCGGCGATGATTCCCAAGAATCTAGAGATGGGTCTGACGAGGGATATTTATCTTACGGCAGGTGTGGAGAGAAAGAATGGAATCGATGAACTGGTTGAAAGTATCAAAAACCGTACACGTTTTGAAAATGAACTCATCCGCGCATCGAAACATCCATTTGTTCTCATTGTGGAAGACCTGGAAGGATACCAGAAGATACTGAACGGAACATATCGGAGTAAGTACGAACCAAAATCCTTATTAGGAAGTCTGAAAACTTTCGAAGTACGATATGGGTTTTCTACAGTTTTCATTGATCCTATTACTACTGGGAATTACATTTATCATCATTTTTTATATATGGCTCGTGAGTTATTGAAAAAAGGAGTTATTTAAGCTAGGAGGCAACATGAACAAGCAAGACAGATTGATAGAACAACTCATTCAGAAGAACATATTCAAACTACCAGACGGGCGTGACCTTTTTGAAGGGAGTTGCGAGGAGCTGGAGCGATTAGTGGAAGGGGAGGGGAAATCATGAATGTAATGGAGAACGGTGTGTATGAAGTTACGCAATTAATCAATGGAGTGAAGGGTGGAAAATAAACAATGGCGTATTCAAAAGCGGAACAAGAAACAGTACTTGTATTTGATAACGAGATCCGTGAATGGAAAGTATATACCGCAGTTCCGAAACATATTCGCAAATTAATGGAATTTGGTAAAGAAATAAAAGTAATGGATAAAGATGAGAAAGGAACACAGATAGCAATCCAGTGCATTCTGAGTGAGAAAAACGTGACATTACGAAAAGAACGGGTACTTACAGAGGAACAACGTCAGAGAATTGCCGAACGTATGCGAAAAACTTCCTAACTACAGGGAGAAACTTTTATTCTAATTGCTTTTGAATACCAAAGGTCATGGAATGAGTAGAAAGTCATTTTCGTCCTTGTACAAAGGCATAAAAAAGGGAACTCCTGCGCAAGAGTTCCTCAGGTAGGACAGAAAGGTTTGAAATCAAGTGTGTATAGTATGTGTAGGTTTCAATTCTTTATACAAAAAACAAAGCAGCTAGCAAAAAGCTAACTGCTAAGCGATACAAAGGAATCAGGAAAAATTCATTCATAGAATTCAGAAGTACAGCCTTATGGAGGCTTAAGTATAGTATGAATCAAACCGAGAATTTTATACGGAGGTAACAGAAATGAAAGCGTCGACAGATTTTTTATTAGCATTATCTGCAAAATTAACAGAGATTGCGGATCATACAGCAAATTTAGAAACGGCAGCGGAATTAGAAGAACTTATCGAAAAAATCAATGAAAGTATCGTAGAGGGTTAAGTCCAACATGCACCTAAGCTTAAAACGAAGCGAACCTCATCCTTAATAAAAACAACGTCATAAAGTGGGGTAAATAGACGTTTAAATCCTTTTTGAATACCATAGGTATCTAAAGGTAGAAAACTTCGTAAAACGGATTCTACACGTGTATAAAGAAAGTAGGCGAATCATCAAGTGTTAAACTGGTTAAAAGATTATCAAAAGTTAGAAGATGAAATTATCTATTTAGAAAATAACTTATATCGGAGTAAAAGAGAACTGAAAAGATGGATGGGTGGTGATTTATCTAAATATATATTAATTGCGGAATCAGACGGTGCGAAAGTAGAAGAACGTATTGAAGCAATTGAATATGAATTAGCTTTTAAAATGAATGAAATGTTTGATTTAAAGAAAGTGATTCAATCATTTAAAGGATTAGAACATAAGATTATGTATGGTAAGTATGTGGAAGGCAAGACATTGGAAAAGCTTGCTGAAGAATTGAATTACAGTCCACGTTATGTCTATAATAAACATGCACAAATAAAGCGAATGATTGAATATGCTCAAAAGCTAGGTTAACAAAACATTAAGTTCACTTCAGTTCATGTTAACTATTGCAAAAAGGATTTATAGTAATAACATAAAGAATTAACGGAAGGGCAACTGGTGCACGGTTGCTCTTTTGTTTATGAGTGGATATTAAAATATCACGTATCGAAATATAAAAAGAAAAAAGTAAAGATGGTGATTAGGGAATGGATTGGGTAGACTTCTTTGGAACTCTAATATGGGTAATCATCATTCACATGTATTATCGATATGCCACAAAACAAAAGAATATGAAACACAAAGGGAGAGCAAGGCTATAGATAGACCTTGCTCGCAACAATTCCATAAAAAGTAGTGAAATAAATAGCTGGTTTCGTAACGTACAGGAAATAGGCTATTTTGTATCTAAACCTACAGTTTTCTTTTTGGATATGTTGATCCCTAATAGAGTTCTTGTTGGTGTTTTTTTACAAATTATACGCCGCATGATAAAACAGCCTTAATTCCAGATGACAGACGGTCAATAATAATGGTAGAAGGTAAAGTAAGTGTACCACATGCAAAAGCACCCAATTCTACCTCAAAATTATCGTGTACACATGTGAAAATATATATTGTATTAGGTGCCATATGAACTACTTTCGTAAAATTGGAGGGGCCACAAAATACTTCTCTACTTTCTCCTATGGGGATAATTTCTATTAACATAAAAAACACCTCCTTCTACGCTATGTGTGAACGTTCTTAATTATTATATTCAGAAGTGATTATAATGTGATATGTTTATGTATAGGTTTATTGATTATTTGTTAGAATGGTGTAATGGTTCGACACCAGTGGGAGAATGAGGAAATAAGGAGAGGATGATAGGAAGAAGGAGTGAGGATAGATGCAAGTCTATTGTTCCAATTGTAATAAAGATTACGATATGCAACCACAAGTAGCGCAGCTTCCTAATCGTGTTGAAAAGTGTTACTTTATTTGTTCTCATTGTAATAATGAACATGTTGCTGCATATGTGAACGATAAGATTCGTAAGCATCAAACGGATATAGAAAAGTGTCATGAGCGAATTAATAAAAAGAATCTGGCTATCGAGGGTGAAATGAAACGGTTGAGGAAGAGGGTAGAAGATGCCAAGTAAACCATTCAAGCCTTGCAAGTCGTTAGGTTGCAATGAACTAACACGGGATAAGTATTGTAGTAAGCATCAAGATAAAGTACAGGAGACCACAAGATACTATGACAAACACATACGAAACAAAAGCTCACGTTCATTCTACAACTCAAGATTGTGGAAGGATATGCGTGAGCTTATTTATTGTAGAGATTATGGCTTATGTGTTCAATGTAGAAGCAATGACATCATTAAGATAGGTGATGTAGTCGATCACATCATACCTATTCGAGTTGATTGGTCAAAGCGGTTAGAACCAACTAACTTACAAACGCTTTGTCATGCTTGTCATAACAAAAAAACAAAAGAAGATGAAAAGAAAAAATTATAAACAGCCCCCCACCATGAAAAAGCAAAGGCCGACTCTCTGGAGACCGCCGTCTAGCTTTCTGCGTAAAAATTTCGTTTTATTTCATAAAAGGGGGTTCAGCTGAGGGAGGTGGTTCTCATAGGAAGGAAAGCAAAACCAATTAACTTACAAGTATTAGAAGGTAATCCCAATCGATTAACAAAAGCCGAGATCGAACGGCGATTAGATGCTGAAAAACAATTACAAGCCAAAAAGGACAAGGTAATCCCTCCAAAATGGCTAGCTCCTGTTGCAAAGGAAGAATTTGAGCGAATAGCAAACGAATTATTGGAATTAGACGTTATTACAAATATAGATGTGAATGCTTTAGCAACGTATTGTGATGCTTATTCGGACTATGTTGGATGCACCAAAATCATTCAAGAAGAAGGTTTACTTGTGGAATACACCAACAAAGCCGCTGAAACCAACAAGGTTCCGCATCCACTACTAACAAAGAAAAAGCAATTGCATGAACAAATGAAAGCTCTAGCCGTGGAATTCGGACTTACTCCAAGTGCGAGGGCAAAAATTGTGATACCAAGCGCAAAAAAAGGAGCGAAATCCACTGTAGAAAAGGAGTTTGATGTATAACATGATTAGACAATGGATGTTGGATTATTGTGATGATGTTTTAAGTGGTGAAGTTGTTGCATGTGAAAAGCATAAACAGTCTTGTAAACGATTTTTAAGAGATATTGAGCGTGAAGGTTCTGAGGACTTTCCTTATATTTTCAATGAAGAAAAAGCCCTTCGTTTTTTAAAATGGATGTCTCTTTTTAAACATACAAAAGGAAAGTTAGCTGGGGAAAGAATTGAACCACATTCAATACAAATCTTTGTATTTAGTAATATTTATGGCTGGATGCATCGAAATACAGGGTTACGTCGATTTAAAAAGGCATATTGGCAAGTAGGGCGTAAAAATGCAAAATCCCAATCGTTAGCTTGCGTTGGTTCCTATGAAGCGATGGCCTTTGGTGAAAATATGTCGGAAGTATATGTTGGTGCTACAAAAACGGAACAAAGTAAAATTGTTTGGAATGAAATTAAAGCGCAAATGAATGGTTGTGAAGATTTAAGCGGAAAATTCAATATTGCATATGGGAGAATTGAACATCTTAAAACAGATTCTTTTATTTCCGCGCTATCAAAAGATGCGGGGAAATCTGGTGATGGACTGAATGTCCAGTGTGGGATTATTGATGAATATCATGCTCATGCTACTTCTGAGATTTATGATGTCCTTGTATCAGGTTCGGGTGCGAGACCAAATCCATTAATGATGATTATTACAACGGCAGGCTTTAACTTGAATAATCCATGCTATCGTGTGGAATATCAATATGTTTCTAAGATTCTAGATCGAAATATTGATATTGAAAATGAAGAATATTTTGTCATGGTTAATGAATTAGATAAAGATGATGAAATCACAAATCCAGAAGTGTGGGAGAAAGCAAATCCCATTCTATGTAGCTATGAAGAAGGACGTTCTTTCTTAAAAGGGGAACTTCAATCAGCCCTTGATGTTCCAGAGAAGATGCGTAATTATCTCACAAAAAACATGAATAGATGGGTCGATATGAAGGAAAACGGCTACATGGACATGCAAAAGTGGAAAGATTGTGACGGGACTATAGAGTTATCTGAATTAAAAGGGTTGGAATGTACAGTAGGAGTCGATTTATCAGCAAAAATCGATTTAACAAGTGTAGATTTCGAGTTTAAAAAGGACGATACATATATAGTGATTAGTCACAGCTTCATGCCAGAAGATACTCTACATGAAAAAAGGAAGACAGATAAAGTTCCATATGATCTATGGATACAGCAAGGATGGATTACAACAACACCTGGTGCGGTAGTTGATTATGAATTTATTAAAAAGCATATTAAAAACATGGAAAAAGAAAATAAGTTCAAAATCAAAGAAATATGTGCAGACCCTTGGAATGCAACGCAATTTATGCAGGACATGGAAGCGGAAGGGTATACGATGATAGAGATACGCCAAGGGATGGCAACTTTATCAGGTCCTACAAAAGATTTTAGAGAACAAGTTTATCAGAAAAAAGTCATTCATAATAATAATCCTGTATTAAATTGGGCCGTTAGTAATGCTATAACGAGGCAGGATGCGAACGAAAACATTATGTTGGACAAATCAAAAGCAACACAGAGAATTGATCCGATAGCGGCTGTAATTAACTCACACGTTCGCTGTATGCTGGGTTCTGGTGAGATGGACTTAAATTCCTATATTTTAAGTCAAGATTTCTCATTCTAGGAGGAATTACATGCGGTTTTTAATGTTCTTTATCAGTATTTTAGATGATATTTTATTCATTTCAGGGTTGTCCATTATTATAGGGACGACTTTTTTTATTAATCTCATTTATGGATGGTATTTGTTAGGTATGATTCTCACAATATTGGGGGTGGTAATGATTAGAAGATAGAGAGGAGGTGAAACTTTTGATTTTCCGGCAGTTATTTAAAAATCAAGATACGACCGATTTAAAAAATCCGTCTCCTTGGTTTAAAAGTCTATTTGGTTATCAAGCCGCAAGTGGTGAAAAGGTTACAGTGGAATCCTCTTTAGGTGTCCCGACAGTATATCGATGCATTAATATTCTTGCGAACAGTGTTGCAATGCTTCCTTTTCAAGTGTTTAGAAAGACATCAAAAGGAAGAGAACGAGATAAGATGCATCAAGTATCGTTTGTTTTGGAAAGACGGCCAAATCCTTACCAAAGCCCATTTAAATTCAAACACTTAATTGAAACACATCGTAATACATGGGGAAATGCTTACATCAATATTCATTGGGGTGTGGATGGCAGACCAAAGGAATTATGGGTATTAAATCCAGCTGTCACAACTCCAATCGTGGACGTAAAGACAAATCAGTTATGGTATTTTACGAATTTACCAAATGGTACACCTGTAAAAATACCAGATGATGATATCATTCATCTTACTACATTGTCTACTGATGGATTAAAAGGAAAACCACCTATTCAAATTGCGAGGGAATCTATAGGTAGCTCACAAGCGGCCCAAAAATTTAAAGGGAAATTCTTTACAAATGGTGCGGCCCATAGTGGGATATTAAAAACGCAACAACCATTAAATAAAGAAGCGAAAAATGTACTACGTGATGCATGGGAAGAAGCAAATACAGGATTAAATAATGCGCAAAGGATAGCCATTTTAGATGCTGGTTTAGAATTTGAGAAGGTTGGTATGCCTTTAAAAGACGCTCAATTTATTGAAGGCATGAAATTCGATAAGGGTGAGATTGCAAATATCTTTAATATTCCTTTGCACATGATTAATGAGTTAGACCGTGCTACTTTCTCCAATATTGAGCAACAGGCATTGGATTTTATTCAAAATACATTAAGCCCAATTCTTATACAGTATGAAGAAGAATTTTCTTACAAAGCTTTTTCATTTAATGAGCAAAAGCGTTACTATTTAAAATTTAATCTAACAAGTTTACTTCGTGCTGATTCTAAATCTAGAGCGGAATTCTACAAGATTATGTTAGATGCTGGTGCTTTCTCAATCAATAAAGTACTAGAGCTTGAAGATATAGATGGAATTGGAGAATACGGTGATAAACATCGTGTCGATCTAAACCATGTATCTATTGAAATTGCAGATGAATACCAATTAGCAAAAGCTAGTGGAGGTTTGGTGCTGAAGGGTGGTGAGGATAATTAAAGACGTGCTTACGATTAAAAATCAAACGGAATCGTCAGCGGACCTGTTTATCTATGGTGACATTATAAATAATACAGGTTGGAAATGGGATGACTCTGACATTATGCCCGATGATGTAAAAAACATTTTGGGGCAATTAGATGAGAAAAGTAACCTGAATATCTATGTGAATAGTGGCGGTGGCTCTGTATTTGCTGGTTTAGCTATTTATAACATGTTAAAGCGAAATAAGGCTCAAAAAACTGTCTATGTGGATGGTGTAGCGGCTTCCATTGCTTCCGTAATTGCCCTAGCTGGTGATCGTGTTGTTGTCCCTTCTAATGCGTTCTTAATGATTCATAAGCCTTGGACATATGCAACTGGAAATGCAATTGATTTCCGAAAGGCAGCAGAAGACCTTGATAACATCGAGTCAGGAATCATGAATGTATACAAGGAAAACTTAAAAGAAGGAATAGAAATGGAAGAAATTCAGCAATTAGTAGATGCCGAGACTTGGTTAAGTGGCGAACAAGCTGAAAAATACTTCAATATTGAAGTTGTGGAAGCAAAAGAAGTCGCAGCTTGTAGTAGTGATTACTTTGATACATATCAAAAAACACCTAATAAAATAGTAGCAAAATCGCCTTCTAGTTCAAAGAAGGACCTGAATGAACAATTAAAAATACAAAACGCAATAGACCTGTTAGAACTATAGGTTTTTGTGCCAAAACAAGGAGGAAATAATGAATGGATAAGCATGAACAAGAGTTACGTCAAAAAGTTGCTGACTTAAAAGCGAAGGCAGAAGAATGTAACAATAGCGGTAAATATGAAGAGGCAAAGGCGAAAATCGAAGAAGCGAAAAACGCGAAAAATGAGCTAGATAATTATTTAGCAATGAATCAAATTCAAGTTCCTGAACCTGTAAACTCACAAACAGGAGCATTACCTCCAGTATCAGTTCAAAATGAAGATACATCTTATAAAGAAGTATTTATGAAAGCTATACGTGGTCAAAATTTAAGTCATGAAGAAGCAAGTGTTATGCAGGAATACAAAGCAGCATTATCTGAGAATACAGGCAAAGATGGCGGTTATATCGTTCCTGAAGATATCACAACTACAATTAATCAATTAAAACAAACGGTTGATAACTTAGAACAATATGTAAATGTACAACCTGTTTCAACAAATAAGGGAGCTCGTACATTAGAAAAACGTGCGGCATCTACACCTTTCGCTCCATTATCTGAGTATGGAAACCCAAATGCGATGCAAGAAATCGCTTCACCACAATTTGATCGTTTGCCGTATGTGATTGAGGATTATGCAGGATTCCTACCTGTACCAAATGATTTATTACATGATACGGATCAGGCGCTAGAAGCTTATTTACGTCAGTGGATTGCGAAGAAATCTATTGCAACTCGTAATTATTTAATCTTACAAGAAATCAATAAGTTAACAAAAGTTGATTTAAAGGATTATAAAGGCATTAAAACTGCATTAAACGTCACATTAGATCCAGCTTTTTCGGCTGTAGCAAACATTATTACAAACCAAGATGGATTCAATTACTTAGATCAATTAGAAGATAAGGATGGCCGTCCACTTCTTCAACCAGATCCAACAAATCCAACTCGTAAGTTACTATCAGGAAAGCCAGTTATTGTTTTATCTAATAAGACAATTGCTACAGATAAAGATGGAAAAGCGCCATTTATTATTGGGGATCTGAAAGAAGCGGTTGTGTTATGGGATAGACAGCAGTTATCGCTTGATATGACGAAAGAGGGCGGAAGTGCTTGGAGAGGTAATACAACAGAATTCCGAGCAATTGAACGTGAAGACGTGACATTATGGGATACAGAAGCGGTTGTATATGGACAAATTACGGTTACGCCTAAAGCAGGAGCTTAATAAGGTAGGAGGTGTCCTTCTTGGTACTAACAGTAGAGGAAGCAAAAAAGTATCTTCGTGTGGATGGTGATGAGGAGGACGATCTCATTACATCTTTCATAATAGCAGCTGAAATATATATTAAAAATGCAACAAGTAAAATTGTAGATTTGAAAAGCGAGCTTGCTAAATTAGCAGCTCGTATTTTAATTGCTCATTGGCATGAAAAGCGTGAAGCGGTTGGAAAAGCTGAACAGTTAGCTTTTAGTTTACAATCGATACTCGTTCAATTGCAATACTGTGTAGGTGATTCCACATGAATCCAGGTAAATTAGATAAACGTCTTACATTTCAAGTAAAAGACGAGGATGCAAAGGGGCCAGACGGCGATCCAATAGATGATTATAAAGAAGCTTTTACTGTATGGGGCTCTTTTATTTTTTTAAAGGGAAGAAAATACTTTGAAGCAGCCGCAGCTAATAGTGAGGTTCAGGGTGAAACAGAAATCCGATATCGCGCAGATGTGAATGCTGATATGAAGATTAAGTATAAGAACGTAATGTATGACATTATTTCAGTTATTCCAACTGAAACACACACGTTATCAATCATGTGGAAGCGTGGTGGAATGAATGGCTGATGGTGTTGATTTTTTAGGTTTTGATCGCTTGATATCTGAATTAGAGCAAATGGGTTTACGTGGAGAAAAGATGGAAGATAAAGCCCTTGCAGCAGGTGGTGAGCAAATTAGAAAAGCCATTGCAGAAAGAAGTGAACCTAGAAGTTCCAGTCCTAAGAAACCATCGAAAAGTGAACCTTGGCGTACAGGTCAACATTTGCTTGATAATATACGAGTTACAAAGGCGCGAAAGGAAGATGGCGTAAAAACTATCAAGATTGGAATAGATAAAGCAGATCGTTCTCCCTATTTCTATGGGAAATTCTTAGAATGGGGCACGTCTAAAATGCCAGCAGAGCCATTTATAGAACCAGGATTTCATTCTTCAAAAGAAGTCGCAATTCGTGCTATGACAGACATTTTGAAGAACGAAATGAGGTTGAATGTATGATAAATTTACGCCCCGAAATTGTACAAGCTCTTGAAAAGAATCAGGAGCTTGTTTCTTTATTGGGTGGAAAACGCGTGTATTATCGTAAAGCCAAAAACGCCGAAGAGTTTCCACGGATTACATTTTTCGAATTAAACAATCGTCCAGAGGGATTTGCGGATAATGAGGAAAGCGAAAGTGAAATCACATTTCAAATTGATATTTGGTCAAAGGGCAGTACAACAGCAATCCATCAAAAAGTGAATGAAATCATGAAAAGTATTGGTTTCTCGCGTTATGCGGTTGCTGATTTATATGAAGATGATACACAAATTTTTCATTACGCGATGCGATTCGCGAAAGGAGTGGAGTTATAAATGGCTGGAGAAATGATTAAAATTAGTTCGACTGTCGGTGTAGATAGCCTTGTTTACGCTAAATTATTGAAAGATGATGCAGCAGGTGTTACCTACGATACAGTAAAAGAAATGGAAGGCGCTGTAAAGATTAAAACATCTAAAAAAGTAGCTTCTGAGATTATGTGGAGCGATAACAAAAAGTCCGAAATTGCTGAGTCCGACGGAGAAGTAGAAGTAGAAATCGAACTGCGTAGTATTTCGCTATCAACGAAAGCAGACATTGAAGGGTATCCAGAAGTGAAAGACGGCGTATTAGACGAAAGACGCGAAGGTGAAAAACCATATTTGGCAATCGGATGGCGCTTCTTAAAAGCGAATGGAAAATATCGATATGTTTGGTTACTAAAAGGTAAGCTTTCACAAGAAGAGGAAGAAGGCGAAACGAAAAAAGATAAACCAAACTTCCAGACTACAAAACTGAAAGGCTCGTTCATTGAACGTGACTTTGATGATAGACCGAAATTTACGGCCGATGCTGATGAACCTACATTCACAAAGGCTATCGGAGATAATTGGTTTAAAAAGGTATACGAAAAAACAGTTACGCAACCACCAGCAGGAAAGTAAGAAGGAGCGTTTGCTCTCTCTTTTTTATTAACGAGGAGGAATAGATGATGAAATTAACTTTACGAATTAATGGAGAAAAACAAATTTTTAATATGCCGAATTTTATTCCAGCTCGTCTTATACGTCAAGCCCCTGAGCTTGCTGAAATTCCAAACAATCCAGGTCCAGAAGATATGGATAAAATGGTTCAATTTGTAGTGAAAGTGTATGACGGTCAATTTACATTAGATCAATATTGGGATGGTGTGGATGCTCGTAAATTCTTATCGACAACTTCAGATGTAATCAACAAAATTATTAATGAAACTGTGGAAGCAGCTGGTGGTAATCCTGGAGCTGGAGAAGAAGAAAACCCAAACGCGTAGAGGGAGGAGGGCTGACGTTCAATGAGTTTATGGACGAGCTCTACCTCTCTTTATTACGTCAGGGATATAAACATCATCATATCGATAACGAAATGGATATTTGGCATTATGTAAGGCTGAATCGAAAGCAACGTGAACAAGATCATTCAAATGTTGAAGATAAGAATTCGAATGAAATTGAAGTTCCGGCAGAAAACATTATCTAACAAGGGGGTGAGACATTGGCGAATGAAATGAACAATTTAGTAGTTAGACTTTCCCTTGATAATGTGAATTTCCGTCAAGGTATAGCAAATTCAGGACGTGCAGTAAGGACATTGCAGAACGAATTGAAATCCGTAAGTACAGGGATGGGTGGTTTCGCTAGTGCTAGTCAACAAACACAAGCGAAAATGGATACGCTAAGTAGGCTCATTGACGCGCAAAAAGAGAAAGTGAAAGCGTTACGGCAAGCATATGATCAAAATAAGGCTAAATTAGGTGAGAATGATGCAGCGACCCAGCGATATGCTTCACAGGTCAATAAGGCAGTTGCTGATTTAAATAGATTTGAAAATGAATTGAAGCAAGTAAATAAGCAAGCTGAGCAAAAAGGAATGGATAAGTTACATAACTCTTTAAAATCCCTACAGGCTGAATTTCAGTCTATTACAACAGGCATGGGCGTTTTTTCTAATGCCACTGAACAAACACGAGCTAAAGTTGATGTTTTATCTCGTACGGTAGATAAACAAAAAGAAAAAATGAGGGAACTTCAACAATCCTATCATCGAGCCAAGACAGAAGAAGGGGAAGCAAGTCAGTCAGCGCAACGATATGCCGAGCAAATCCATCGAGCGACAAGTGAATTAAATCGATTTGAAACTGGGTTACAGCAGGCAAATCGTGAATTAGAACAGCAAGGAAATCGACTTCTCAATTTTGGGAATCGAATGGAGTCATTAGGTAATCATTTGCAAAATGCCGGGATGCAGATCGGTATGGTATTTGGTGGGATGACTTACGCAATTGGTCGTGGTCTAAAATCAGCTGTGGTAGAATCCATGAACTTTGAACAGCAGATGGCTAATATAAAAGCGGTATCTGGTGCGACAGGGCAAGAAATGAGTAAACTCTCCGAATTAGCTGTTAAATATGGGGAAGATACAAAATATTCTTCTGTAGAAGCTGGAAAAGGGATTGAAGAATTAATAAAAGCCGGTGTTGGTTTAACAGACATCATTAATGGTGGATTAGAAGGGGCTCTTAATTTAGCAGCGGCTGAAGAATTAGAGTTAGGAGAAGCGGCGGAAATTGCTTCAACCGCCTTGAATGCATTTAAAAAAGATGGATTAAGTGTTACAGATGCAGCTAACTTACTTGCAGGAGCCGCTAACGCTTCAGCCACTGATGTACATGAATTAAAGTATGGCTTGTCAGCTTCCGCAGCGGTTGCGGCTGGAGCAGGCATGACATTTAAAGATACAGCAACAGCCTTGGCGGTATTTGCTCAAAATGGTTTAAAAGGTTCAGATGCAGGTACATCTTTAAAAACGATGCTTATGCGGTTAAACCCATCTACGAAAGAAGCATATAACAAAATGAAAGATTTAGGTCTTATCACATATAATGCGCAAGCTGGATTTGATTTCTTAGTACAAAATGGTATTACGCCAGCTTCTAGAAGTGTAGGAGATATCGAAACAGCGTTAGAAAAATACGTAATGAAAACCGAAGGGGTTACAAAATGGAATGATACATGCGATACTACATTCCGGGAGTTAGCTACAAGTTCAGCTTTCTTATCATCAAAATTTTACGATCAACAAGGGAAAATCCAAAGTTTAGAAAATATATCTGGAATTCTGAAAGAATCCATGAAAAATTTAACAGACCAACAACGAAGTATGGCTTTAGAAACGTTATTCGGATCAGACGCAGTTCGTGGTGCAACAATTTTATTTAATGAAGGCTCACAAGGTGTAAACAAAATGTATACCGAAATGTCCAAAGTTACTGCTTTAGATACAGCCAATACGAAAATGAATACTTTGAAAGGCCGTATGGAACAATTAAGTGGAGCATTCGACACAATGAAAAAGACAATCGGTGATGCACTAGCTCCTGTGGTTAGTGTTTTTGTTGCTGGGTTACAAAAACTTGTAGACGGATTCAACGCGTTACCTGGTCCAGTACAAAAGGCAATAGCAATTACAGGTGGTATTGTTCTTGCTTTAACAGCTGTGGCTACAGCAATAGGCGTTGTTTTAGCAGCGTTTGGAATGATCGCTTCGGGAATCGGCTCTCTATCTCTTGCATTAGCATCAGTTGGTGGGATTGCTGGAGTTGCAGCTGGAGCGGTTGGTTTTTTAGGAAGTGCGATAGGATTATTACTTGGACCAGTTGGTTTAGTAGCAGCAGCTCTTATTGGAACTGGCGTTGTTGCCTATAAGGCATACCAAAAAGCAACTGAGGATAGTATCGCTTCAGTAAATCGTTTTACTACAAATACAGAAGGAAAAGTAAGTTCCTCCACAAAGAAAGTTCTTGGTGATTATTTCAAGTTATCTGATGGCATTAGACAAAAATTAACTGAAATTAAACTAAATCATGAAGTGATGACAACCGAGCAGGCTCAAAAACTTGGTCAACAATACGATCAATTAACTGAGAAAATTCTTACAAAAGTTGATGAGCGTAAGCAAAAAGAAACGGAACGATTGAGAACATTGTTTGCTGATTCATATATTCTTACGAGTGAGGAGGAAAATAAAAGGCTAGAGTTATTAAATCAAAAATATGAAGATGAGAAAATAAAAGTAGCAGAAAAAAATCGGAAAATAAAAGAGATTAATGATTTAGCGGCATCAGAACATCGGGAAAAGACACATAGTGAGAATGTTGCTATTCAAGCTTTACAAGATGAAATGGATAGAATAGCTGTTCAGCACATGACGCAAAATCAGATGGAGCAAAAGGTTATTCTTGAAAATATGCGTGTGCAAGCTAGTGAAATTTCAGCTAGACAAGCAGCGGAAGTTGTACAACATAGTGCGGAAGCTAGAGATAAAGCGATAGCGGATGCTAAGAAAACTCGTGACGATAAAATTGCAGAAGCTATTCGTCAACGTGATGAAATGGGTGGGTTGAATGCGCAAGAAGCGGATGCTGTAATCGCAGAAGCCAAACGTCAGTATGACAGCACCGTTTCCACAGCAAAAGACAAGCACACTGAAATTGTGAATGAGGCCAAATCACAAGCTGGTGAACACGTAAATCAAGTGAATTGGGAAACTGGTGAAATAAAATCCAAGTACCAAGTTATGAAAGATGATGTTGTTCGAAACATGCAAGAAACATGGTCAGGTATAACAAAATGGTGGGAAGAAACAAAAACTTCGGCCAGTAATACGGTAGAAGAAATAAAAAATACAGTTTCAAGAAAATTTGAAGAAAAGAAAAAAGCTGTTACTGATAAAATGTTAGAAATAAAAAGAGGCATTGAAGATAAATGGAACGAGGTTGAGAAATTTTTCAGTTCAATAGATTTATCCTCAATTGGTTCATCGATTATAGAAGGACTTGAAAAAGGATTAGATTATGCATCAGGTGGGCTGTATAGTAAAGCAAAAGAAATAGCAGGAGAAATTAAAAGGACAATTTCAGGTGCGTTAGAAGTAAATAGTCCTTCAAAAGTAATGATTCCTGTTGGTAGCGCAGTTCCAGAGGGAATGGGAGTAGGGATGGATCGTGGGAAGCGTTTTTTAATAGATGCTTCTAGAAGGGCGGCAAGTACATTACAAACAGAAATGAACAATATGCCGACACTTTATACACCAAACATCGCTGAACCTCATTACATGTTTTCGCAAGAAGCAAGAATCAGTCAGACTCATAATCAGCAATCTGGCCATCCTTATAACAACCTTGATTTATCACAAAAACGACCTGTACAAATTGTGATGAATGAAATGGCGGTAGCTGAGGCTTTATTATCACCACTTGATTTATTGCAGGGGAACCAATTGAGCACACATTTATATAATCAAGGGGTGAGAGGATGAGTGAACATACGCTCACGATTGTGAAACAAAATGGAGAATCGTTTATGATTTCAACGAATGAGAGAATGAGGGTGTTGACATACGTACCCTCTTCTCCACTTTTTCAAACGGAATATGAAAAACTATCAGGTAGACATGGATTGATAGATGTTGGAGGTGCATTTGAAGCACAAGACAACATCAAATCAAGAATCTATTTTCGTTCAAACAATATCCATGATTTTTGTGTATTTCGAGATCAAATTTTTCGCCTGTTTGCTTCACAGGACCCGTTTTATATCATTAGTAGCCGAGCACCAGAAAAAAGATGGAAAGTTAGAGTAGCATCTAGATATGAAATTGAACCAAAAGGAAAAGGAACGTACGGTGTATTTGATATTACATTTCGGTCTTCTGATGCTTTTGCGGAATCCACATACTCAACTTTAGAATGGATCCAAGTAGACTACACACGAACAACATCTCATTTTACTATCCATAATAAAGGTAATGTGGAGATTGACCCAAGGCAAATGCCTTTACGAATTACCTTTAAAGGTGCTTCTGAAAACCTCAAGATTAAAAACAAAACAACGAAAGAAGAATGGACTTATACTGGCATAACAACAGATAAAGATACAATTGTGATAGATCAAGTGAGAAGTACGAAAAATAGTTTATCCATCGTTCGAGATACAAATAAAAAAGTAATATCTTTACAGACAGGAATAAATGAATTTGAAATCATAGGCGCTACAGGCGCTTTTTCTATTTCATTTGATTTTCGGTTTCAATATCTGTAGAGAGGAGGTACGAGTTTGAATGTAGTTACAGTTACAGATTTAGCTGGAAACACCGAGATACTTACAGGTTTTCCGAAAATAACGAGAGTCCGAAGGGTAAACGGAGAAAAAGGAATAGGTTTTCTACTATATCCTACAGAAGAAAATAAACAATCATTTTCATTGGTACAAGAAGAAAGTAAAATCGAGTTCGATGGTGACGTTTATGTTGTAAAGCATTTGGTAGAAAGAACGATAGGAAATAAATTTTATAAAAAGGTTGAATGTAATCATGAGTTTTATGTGAAGATGTTTAATAAGCAAAAGCATGAAGTTCATAATGGTAGCATGACATTTCGTAATGCGGTGGATTTTGTATTCGAAGGGACAGGATATCAAACTGCTATTATTGACCCATTTTATGCAGAGGACTTTCAAAATTTCGGAAAAGAAAATAGATTAGCTTTACTGAAAAAGATTTTAGAGCGTTATAAGGCAGAAATATCAATTCGTGGAAATCTCGCGAGTTTTAAAGAAAAAATAGGAGAAGATACAGATTTTCAATTCCGATACAATTTTAATATCAAAACATTCGAGCGCGAAATTGATACGAAACAACTTGCTACATACATTCGTGGCTATGGTAAAGATGGATTGATAAGAGAATATACAAGTCCAAATGTGCATAAATTCGGACTGATCGAAGCTGATTCAATGGAAGATGAACGTTTTACAACGATAGAGGGATTAGACAGAGCATTAAAAGAAAACTTGCAGGATACCCCAGTTGTAAGTATGACAATTGATTTTATAGATTTAAGAAAAGCCGGATACCCTTACAACGTGCCAAACGAAGGGGATCGGGTTCTTCTTGTTTATGAGCCAATGGATGTTGATATTGAAACAAGGCTTATGGAGATTGAAGAAGAATTTAATGCGAAATTGGAGCCAGTTGCATGTAGAGTGACATTAGCTAACTATAAAAAGGGGTTTGGTGGGACACTTTTTCAAACTGTACAGAAGGCCATGAGTGCTATTGTAAATGAAGATGGGAAAATTAAATACAATGCCTTAGATGAAGGAGTTAAACGTGCAAGTGAAGCAATTAAGAATGCTCAAACAGAATTAACATTTGAGAATGGCATACTTGCTATTAATCCTGAAGACCGCAATAACCTTGTTGCATTCAATAGTGCTGGAATCGGTATTAGCCGAGATGGCGGAAAAACATTTAAAGAAGCACTTACTTATGAAGGTCTTGTTGCTTCGGCAGGTCTTGTTGGTCAACTTGATGCAAATAACATTAAAGTTGGACCGGGTACATTTTTTGAAGAAGGTTATGATCCTTTTAAAGTTTCTAATAGGCTAGATACTTTAATTGATAACTTATCAGAGGATAACGTAATTACAGTGATTGAAAAACAATTTCTAAGGGCAGAGTGGGTAAAAATTCAAAACGAGTATAGTTCCACCATGCAGATTGCGGAAGGGTATTGGAAAACGGACGAAAAGATTTTCGAAAGATATATATACACGCAAAGATATGAAGAACTGAAGAACTTTTTAACCGTTGAACATGATGAAAATAACCAGGCAGCCATTTTATCACCGAGTAATATGATAAAAGATTCGGTTATCAATGGCGACAGATATAAAAGTTGTGTAACGAACTACTTTGAATCTAGGAATAAGATGAATGAGTTAATCTTGTTTCGTACAAAAGAGATTGCTGATACAGCTCAAAAAAATGTAGATGAAGTAACGAATCATATTGTATATAAGGTTGAGGTTCGAAGTTCGAACGGAACTACATTTAAGAACGGTCAAATTAGTACAGAACTTGAAGCGCGTGTGTATCATGGAGCAACAGACGTTACAAATACAATTGATTTTTTATATAAATGGACAAGGAAATCCGCAGATTCGTTAGGCGATAACACATGGAATATGGCGCATGAAAATGCTGGTAAGAAAGTCACTATTACAAATTTAGATGTAAATATACGAGCTACATTTGCATGTGAAATAAATAAATTATAGCCGGAAGGAAGATGAAGAATGGCAGTTATAGCAAGTGGCCAAATTACTTTAATAGATTTGAACGATGCAAAAAGTTTAACGGGGTACATTGGATCAAATCAAGCGAAAGTACAAATTTTTAACCCGAATGGAAATACGTATACGCCTAACTGGGCAACAAATAATATGATATTAACGCCTTCTTTATTTGTATCGGGTACAGCAACCGATATTAT